GGGGCCTCCCGGTGCTCACGCGCCAGATGGGGCGGGGCCAGTTGCCCGACGCCCGTCCCATCTCACTACTGTACGGAGGACCTCTCTGATGGTTTATGTAACTCAGTCCCGGGTAGTCCCGGCCAAGCGGTATCACTACGAGTTTTACCGTAGTGATAACCGCAAGGGTACCCTTCAAGAGGGTAAGACACTCATCAGAGACTCGTCTCAGACAACTTTCTCCTGGAGAACAGGGGGAGAGTTTCTGAGCGCGGAGCAAGAGTACGAGAGCCTCTCAACCCAAGGGTTGAGGGAGACCATGCGGAAGGAGGGTGCCGACTATCGTCGGGACCCTGCCATGCATGATCGCGGGCATGAATTTCAAACCCGCACCGACAGTTGGGACACATATATGCCCTATGTCGCAGCTCTAGGATCCCCTAACGGGAATCCAGGTACTCCATGGTGGTACAGGGGTCCTGTCACGGCAGCAATTGGATCGCTACCGGGGCAAGGCCTTCCTGAATGGTCGATCTCATCCTCTGAAATTGATGAGGATGGGGCTCGTGCCATTGCAGCATCTGCACCAACCGCTCCACAGGCAGGGTTCGGACAGTTTCTTGGAGAGTTGAGAGAGGGCTTGCCTTCTCTTGTCGGTGCCAAGACGGTCATCAACGCCAAAAAGCGTGGTGGTCCGACTGGCGGCGATCTCGGCAATGAGTGGGTTAACCACAACTTTGCCACAATGCCACTAGCTAGTGACATCGTCAAGACTGCTCGAGCAATGCTCAACGTTAACTCCGCGTTGCAGCAATTGCTTCTCGACAACGGTAAAGCTGTCCGTCGTCGACGAACTCTGTACGAGAAGAAGGACTATATTCAGAAACCAAACCAGACATTGCAGCTGGTGATCCCTCCAATGATCGCGAAGGGATCGGTTACTGGGAGCTTTCTTAGTCCTTCCGGGGTAACTTGCACTGTTTCCGACGAGATTAACGTCGAGTGCAAGTTCGCGTCAGCGTTTTCATATTTCCTAGGCAACGTCGAAGATTTTCTCGACGCGTCGACGGTGTATGAACAACGTGCGCGGTCACTCCTTGGGGCATCTATCACGCCCTCTGTAATCTGGGAGTTGACACCTTGGTCCTGGTTGATCGACTGGAACTACAATTTCGGCGGCTTTCTAAAAGCTGCCGAAATGTTTTCCAGTGACAACCTCGTCATGCGGTACGGGTACATCATGCACACAGTGCGTGCTACCCGTTATTACACCGCAACCATGCCAATTTACTCTGAGCGAACTCACGAGTACCTTGGCATTCCGACGTTCGTCGCTTCCACAACCTGGAAGAACAGACGTCGGGCGACGCCGTACGGTTTCGGACTCAACGTGGCGAACTTTTCGCCGAAACGTTGGTCGATCCTCGGTGCCCTTGGTATGACCAAGGGGCATCAGGCCCTGCATGTGGATTGATCCCCACGTGTAGCAGAATGCGCTGATGTTTACATCAGTGTCCCAACTCAAAACTGGCCGATGAGGCCATCAAGTCAGGAGCACTTCCCATGGCATACGCCGACCCACAGTCCGTCACCATCAATGCTATTGCTAACACGCTTGCGCGTGTGAGCAGCGGCGATGGCTTCGGAGCCTTCCGCAACGCGGATGGCACGGTCTACATGACGGTCCGTCATTCCAATGGAAAGCGGTACCGTCGTCAGATCCGTCTGACCCTGAACAAGATCTCAGCGGATCCGTTCATCCCTGACCGTAACGTGGCTTCCTCCGCGAGTGTTTACATCGTGGTGGACCACCCGGTCAACGGATTCACGAACACTGAGGTTAAGCAGCTGGTGGACGGTTTCACCGCCTACCTCACTGCTTCGTCCGGGGCCAAGGTCACCCAGCTACTGGGTGGTGAGAACTAGATCATACAGTTCTCCCGGTGCCTGACAGAGTTTCTCTTGGAGCCGCGGTTCGAAGGTATCCTCTGGACCTGCCCTTGCGGGCGGGTCTTCTGGACCGACGAATTGCGTGCTCTGGGAGAGACTTTGTCAGGACGCTCATGGGCCGAGGATCCTGCCAACCCCCAAGATGAATGGAGGCGACAGGTGAAGAGCCCGGTCATGCTTCTGCACGTGCTGCTCGAAGAACTGGGCAGCAGATGCGGCGTGAGCACCACGCGCGATCTCAAAACGATCGCGCGGCGAGTTGAAGGTGAGGGTGAATCGTTCTTGACGATCACCCTCCCCCAATTCTGCAAGGACCTCGAAAAAGGTCTCGAGCAGGGATGGGTCAGCGACGACATGTGGATCGGCTTCCGCCGAACACATGCAGGTCTCCCCCTATTTCTAGGAGGTTTCCTTCGCCTCATCTTCAACTCCACTGATGGCAGGCTGCTGGCGAACGCGTCGGCGGAATCAGTCTATGCTGTGAGGCAGACATGCCTCTTCTTCAGCAAGATTGAACTTGAGTGCACAGAAAAGCGTGTCACTCAAGCCTTCCGAACGTTCGTCCAGACAGAGAGTGAGGTACGAGATGCCGACCTTAACTGGTCGACAGATAGTCGCGATCGTTTTGATCGCGTCTCTCGCCTGCTTTGGAGCAATCTTTTCAGTCGCGTGGACAATCAAATCTACGCGTCTGGAGTGCTACCAAAGCACGGTCCCGGAAAAACTGCCGACAGACTCGACGGAAACGCAAAATACCGTCAAAATCTGTGGCCCACCCGGTTGGAACGGGTATTTCCCGCGAGGGAAGTCCTGATTCCAAACGAGCACCCCATGCACCTTCCGGTGCTGGATGCTGTGACCGACCTCTCGCCCGGGGAGGAGCTACCTGTGAAGGTAATCTCCGTCCCCAAGACGCTCAAGACTCCACGCATGATTGCCATCGAGCCTACTGCAATGCAATATATGCAGCAGGGTATCCTCGAGGTTCTCAATGCCGAGATCCGGAACGATGACTTCGCCCGGAACCTCGCGTGTTCAGACTCGCAACTTCCCAACAGGGAGCTTGCGAAGATGGGATCCTTTGATGGGTCCCTGGCTACACTCGATCTGAGTGAAGCCTCTGACAGAGTCTCGAATCAGCATGTACGTCGGCTACTGCGCAACCACCGTCTTCTTTTCGAAGGGGTGGATGCAACGCGGTCACGGAAGGCTGATGTTCGAGGCAAGACGATCCGTCTTGCCAAGTTCGCGTCCATGGGTTCCGCACTCTGTTTCCCGATGGAAGCCCTGGTGTTTTGCACCGTGGTCTTCATGGGGATCGAGAGATGTGCAGCCGAAACGGGTAGCTGGCCCCACTTGGTACCAGGTGATGACCTGGATGCCGCTTGGGGTCGTGCCCGCCATCTGACCAAGAAGGATGTTGAATCCCTTCTTGGACGGGTGCGTGTCTATGGGGATGACATTATTGTCCCCACAGAATACGCAGCTACCGTGATAGAGGAACTTGAATCTTTCGGATTCAAGGTCAACCGTCACAAGTCCTTCCTGAACTATCGTTCAAGGTTCAGGGAGTCTTGTGGGGCTGAGTACTTTCGCGGCGTCGACGTTTCTGTCGTCCGCTGCAGAAAAGTACTCCCGAAGTCACGGCAGGACGTTCCACAGTTGGTGTCCTCCGTGGAGCTAAGGAATCACCTCTTTCACAGAGGTCTCCTGCGCTCCACGGAATGGATGGACTCACGAATAGAAAGGTTGATCCCCTTTCCGTTCGTCGAGTGGGCATGGTCCGACAAGGCCCAAGCTCATGAGTCGACATCACCACTGCTGGGTAGGCATGGATACGGCCCTTGCCAGGCCGAACGCCATGACCCGCTGCTACACCGCCCTCTAGTCAAGGGTGCTGTAGTGGTGTCGAAGCCACCAATCTCACGATTGGATGGCTCTGGTGCCCTGTTGAAGTTCTTCTTGAAACGTGGCGATAAGCCCTTCGAGAAGGACCATCTGGAACGCACTGGGCGTCCTGATTCCGCTCGCATCAAGATCAGGTGGGCACCATTCCGCTAACATGGAGTGGTGTGCGGTCATTCTGCTAGTCATCCTTCAGCATGGACCGGCTAACGATCTCCGGTTTTCGTTGGGATGAGTAGTGACCGCGTGGGAGCGTAGTGCTGCTCCTGGTGGGAAACAATCTAACAAACCCCAAAAGGGTACGTTAGACCCCCATCCTCCAAGCGACGTAATCGTCGTTAGGAGGGAGGGGGGCCCCCCACCAAGGGAGCCGCGCTGGCAGCGC